CATTTTTCGCCATCTTCAACACCAATTTACTTCCCGCTTGAAACGGTATACCGGGATTCTGAATTGCGTCAGTCGCAGCAGCTTCGCATGCTGCCCAAAGCCATTTCACCTTTGAATATGAACTGCGGTAATTATTTACTGCGTTCATGGCTTCTCCCTCCGTCAGTTTGACCCCCATCCCCTCAGCATACTTAACAAGACCTTTAGCTCCTTGACCAAACATCGCACCGAGGACAGCTGATTTGCTGATCTGACGTTGATCCTTCGTGACTTGATCATAGCCGATTCTATACAGGCTTTCTGCAGCAAAGACTTTATACTCATCTAATCCCTTTCTAAACAGTTCAACTTTATCTTTTTGCCCAGCCAAGTACACGCCAACTCGGTTTTCAATTGAGCTAAAATCCACGTCAACGAAGGTCTTGCCTTGTGGGGCCACGATCGCGGATCTGACGAGGCTTGATAATTCTTGCATCGTACCAACTCCTTCATTAAATACGCTTGGTATTGCAAGTTCAATTTCTTCATCCGAGATTGTGGGACGAGCAATATTTTGTAGATTGAGCCCACCACGGCTCGCCCAGCGGCCAGTACTAGCGCCATGATATACCAGTGTATTCCTAATCCGTCCTTCACGTTGTATCTCCATCATCTTAGCGTACTTAGCCACGCTAGTTTGGCTTCCTTCTTGGCGTAATTCTAACACACGACGCACAGTGCCCTTTATGTTAGTATCCACTAACTTAGCTGAAACGGTCTCGGCGGTCATATCGTCAATCAACAAACCCCTATCACGTACCCACTTAAGCAATTTAGCCCTCTCAGACGGCTTACAACCGGTCAAGGCGACGCATTCATTGTCGATGGCATCCTGTGCCCTTACCACAGCCAAGACAGCGTTATGGAGCTCCTGTGGATCGACTGGTACGCCTCTTAGGTTGATGCGCTGGGTGAGGTACCAGATCTCCTGTTCGGAGGCTGTAAGGGGCCTTAAAACGCTTCCTATAGCCATTTCTGTACGTACGTCTTGGGAGCAATAACGGAACAACTCTTCCATAAGCATAGGATCGTTATTAAACTTTCCGTCTTTTTTGGGTTTACAAAGTTTTTGAATTAAAAATCTGCCACGGGGGTCTTTTTGGTGTTCTGCATCCATAAACACGCCAGCATCATCCAATGATTGTGGTATGTTATTGGCCGCGGCAATAGCCATGGAGTCAATGCACTGCTCCAGCTTTAGTGGTGGCCAGCCGTACTTAGGCACACAGACGCAGTTCCAGATGGCGTACTCGAACATGGCGTTCCATGCTTGGATTTTGCCACCGCGTTTGACGTGCGCCAACAAAAACATTAGGTCTTCGTTTGAGGGGTCAACTCGGGGTTTTGTAACAATAACGGAATCGGTTGCAGGGTTACCGAACGCAATACACAACACTTCTGTTGTGTCGTCGTTGGCGTAGATGTCTAGCCCTTGGTCGACTAGGTCGATGTGGCTGCGTGTTTCAAAATCAATGCTATAAATCATAAATGCTCCTTAGGCAAGCCAACGTATTGGCGGTTTTGTTGACAATAGTTTACAGTATAAACATATTTGTTGACATATGTCGAAGAAAATTAATTTTATCGACATGTTTGTTGACAAAATCTTACATCTTTACATTTTTTCCTACAAAACAGTACTTTAACATACTTTTTTATACATAAAAAAGGGGAGCTATGCAAGCCTCCCCAATATCACCACCATGTGATTCTATCTATTACCTGTTGCTTTTCGCTGTTTGATAGGCGTGTCCAAGCCGCAATTTCATCTCTTGTTCTCTTGCAACCTTTGCAAACGCTAGAGAAGTTGAGCTCGCATTTTCCCACGCAAGGACTTGCCACGTCCATGCTAGGTTCCAATTGAGTAGATTGAGTGGAGGACATGCCCACGGACTACTCCTTTCCATGTTCAATCCTGTGGCAATTAGCACACAGCAAAATACACTTATCCAGTTCCTGTTGTATACGTTTTTAACTATAGTGCATTAATGATCCGGGATCCGCTTTTTTACCCGCTGAATCTATATGATGAAAATCATAAATGCCCCGATGCTCAGAAACAATACCACAGTGTGCGCACTTACCCCCAAGATACTCAATTGCTTTAAGTTTGTTTTTAACTCTTCGCTCTTGAGTTTTCTTTTTGTCCTGCGCCGCCAATTTTTCTTTATTGACGGCGCGGTACTTACGCATGTACTCTTGTTTTTCCGGAGTTATCATTATATTTCGCAGTGGCCGGAACTACACGCAAGAGTTTGAGCACCTTCCACATTGTCTGTTTCTTCCTTAAAAATACTCCAGTCAAGTACAGGCATTTTAGCTTTAAGCTCTTCATACTCCTGTTCTGTACAGGTTGTATAAGGTGCTTGCTTATATGTACCATTATCCATTGGTAAAAAAGATACACCACTCATTTCATTAAAATGCTCCCAAACCCAAGCACCCACCGCAGGCCAATCATTTTCATTTACAGAAACTGTTACCGATGGTTTATGTTCACAAAAATGTCTTTGATATGTTAACCACAACCCCAAATGATTAATTGAGCTTACTTCGTCTCTGGTGATTCCGTCTGGGGCTTTGATTGGGAAGCTAAACACAGTTGTCTGAGTTGGCTTGTAGACACAGTCCTCCGCTGGAACTCCTTGACTAACCAAGAATTGGCTGAGAGGATCCTTTTTATCTCCGCGTACTCTGCGGATGTAGTATTTAGCGTGTCGTGGGTGGATTCCCGAAGCTGAGTCAACAAGCTGTGATACTGTGCCACTTGGTTTAACACATGTAATTGCAGCTGATTTAGGGATTCCAAGGATTGCAGCAAACTGCTCATTTGCCTCTCTTGCTGCCAAGCGGAGCTCTGCGAGGAGTTCATTTAACTCTTCCCCTTCGGTGGTGAGCAAAGGGTTGTCGTAGATGCCTGTAAGGGAAACGCCAAGTAAGCGCTCCTCTTCAGTATTACGTTGCCACACTTTGCGCAGGTAGGGGAACTTTGTGAAGGTGGCTTGGATTGTACCAAGGATGGCGGCAAGCCGCACTTTTCGCAATAAGGTTTCTTTGTTGTCATCATGTCTCACTACACATTCAGATAAATTACAAAATTGGTATGGTCGCAGAATGATCTCTGAGCACGGATTACATCCGAACTCAAAACCACTATCTCTATTCCCGTATTTTTCAACAACCTTTTTAGCAGCCTCCCGATTAAATATGCCTCGTTCACCGGAATGGGAGTTGTAAAGTGACAACCACTCTTCCATGAATTTTCCGACAGTAGGTATTTCGTTATACACCGCACTATTGTTCGCAAGGGCACGATGCGGTGCTGTGTCCCACCAAGGTCCTGCTTTAGCATGGCGAATCCTTTCATCATCAAGATCAGACAACGAGATCATTGCAGAGCGACGTACGCCACCCACCACAACCACCTCACCAATTTTACACATTAAGTCGTGGCACTCCAATGAATTTAAGCGACGGCCTTGTGCATGTTTAAAAGTATTAACAGTAAACTTAAATAAATCAATCAGTGGTTCCGGCCCGGAAGCTCTTCCACCAAAAGTTTTGAGTCGTGCTCCGGCAGGTCTAACATTGCTGACGTCCCACTTTGGAATTTCTCCGGCCCAGAGGTGGGCAAGAAGTAAACGTAATGATTTTGCCCATCCTTCTTTGCTATCATGTACTGCAATGGTGTGGTCTGACTCAAATAGTTTTTCTGGCACCTCGGGCAATTGTGTAATGTATTTGGACTCGACTGAAAATCCAACTCCAGTTCCGCAGAGCAAAATAAACATAGCTTCGTCGAAGCTCTTGGGGTCATCCACTGGGAGATAGCTGCAGTTATAGACGCAAGTATTGTCACGATCGGCACTCTTTCCTGCAGTCATCATGGCTCGCATGGACGGCATAAGTTCTAGGTTATAAATAGCACTACGTAATTCGGTTTTTAATTCTGTGTCTTCGCTAATCGCTGGTGTGCGACTAAAAATATAATTTACATAGCGGTCTACTGTTTCACCCCATGTTTCTCTACGGGCTTTTTCGTCTACGAAACGGGCATAGCGGCTGGCGGCAATGTATTCTTGATACTGATCCATTTATTTTCTCTATTGTTGTATGGTTGGTAAAGGGCAAAAAAGGGAGGCCGCAGTTTCTACGGACACTCCCTGCACTACGATAATGTGGGTGGGAAAGACAGTTTTTTTAGTCGTTCGTCTTCGAGTACTTGAGCTGAATAGTGTCAGCCTTTCCCATAACTACTTAGATTGCAAAATCTGCTGCAGCGGAAGTTGCTCCGCCTAACTTCTCTCCGTCCTCTAATTTTTGGACGTTATTCAAACCGCATGCAATACCTTTAGAACCAGCTGCATTGTATGGGTAGAATGTAATTGATGCACGGCCATAGCAACCGCTGTAGAACTCATTCATATCCATAATAGGATTGAGGTCTTGGTCTACAACACCAGGCTTTTGAGCTGAGTTTGCGTTAATAAAATAGCAACCTGCGTATGCTGGATCATCACGCTCTTCATCACCATCACGTAAACCACCTTTTAAACCTTTTGGAACAGAACCACCAAAGAAGCTGGCTGCAGCTGTCTTGGTATCTTCAAAAGCTTTTTGCAACTTAGCAATAGTTTCTTTATCAGATTTAGGAATAATAAGAGAGATAGAATACTTTGGTTCGCCACCATTCATACCAGCTTTTGGTGAAAAAACGTTGGCATAAGAAAAACGAACTTTGCCTGTTACTACTTTTACTTTGGTGCTTTGTACCATGATTTGTTACCTTTTTTACGTTAGAACTGGTCTTCAATCGGGGCCAGTTCGTCTACCCGTACTGCAAGTATAACATAACTTTATGCGTCGTACAGAATGCCATGTGTTTCTAAGGCTTGACGCATCGCCAGTGCTTTTACAAAATCGCTTAAATACTCTCGTTTATGCAAAATTTCTGGCTCTATTGCAACTGCTTCAATAATTTCATTGATAGCTTCTCGTAATTGTACCACAGCTTCGTGGTTATTACCGGGCAATCCATCAAAGTCTTTAATGTATTTCTCAATCATTATATCAGGAATTTCAATTTCAGTTCCTAGACAAACTATTTGCATGGGTACCTTTCTTATAATTGTAATGTTACCATGACTAAACCTACATTCCCTAGAGCGTACCCTAAGAATGAGATTCCCATGCCTACTTGGCCTTTCATAAAAAATTGTATTGCAACAATCGTATAAACGACACCAATAAATCCAATTAACCAAGAGTTCATTTAAAGTCATCCTCAGCGGTTTCTTTAACACGAACCAATTTTGGTTGTCCTTCTGGACGTAATACCAAATCACCTAACCAAGCGGTTACTTGTCCTTTTGGCCCTAGCTTTTCTAATGCTGCAATAGATTTAAGTTTGGGTTGTTCCCAAATAACTTGGGCGTCCATACCTTTTTCTACAAGCACAGTAGCGGCTAAAGCATGGTCGCTAATTTTGCGATGTGTTACTGTGGTTGTTAGTTTAAATCCAGGTGGCACTGTGTTACATGTAACGGCTTTATCTAAAGCGTACTCTTCAATATCGTTTACCCAAGATTTTAAGTTTTGGGCTTTGATAAGGACTTCGGCAACTTCTTCTTCGTTGAGGAGGGGCGCGGCTTTGAACTCGAGACGGGCGAGTTCTGTGTTGAAATCGCTGCGCGCTCTGCACGTCGCTTTAGCACGGCAGAATTGGCACCATTCGCCTGGGAGGAATTCGCCTGAGCCGCTCCACGCTTTCTTGGCTTTTGGCTTGACGAAGTAATTGGCCCAGTCGACAAGTTTACTGATGCTGGTACCATCGGTACTGATACTGTCAAGTCGGGGCTGGTGGATCGTGTAACTGACTTCTTTGATCTCTGGCCATTCTTCTTTGAACTTGGCGTAGGCTCCGAGGGCATAGAGTCTAAGTTGCGGGTTATCTTGCGCATAGACCGGAACGCCTCTTCCGAACTTGAGGTCGATGACACGAATGGAGTGCTGAGAAAGTATAACCACATCGGCTGTACCAAAGCCGTCAGGAACCCATTCAGAAAAGTCGACACGCTGTTCGAACAATGGCGTGTCAGCCTCACCAATTTGAGAACGAACGTATAGTACATAATTATCAACGTTAGCTTCAAAATCTTCACGTTCGTCAAAAGTGTAGTCTTTGTAGATTGGGTGGGTCTTGATAATTTCGTATTCACGTTCATATTCTTCGTGTCCAATTTGGTTAAAATGAAGGCGCAGGCGAATTTCACCCAAAGAATGGGCAAGTGTTCCCTCGGCAGAAAAATCAATGCCATTGGAAGAGCGCTTTTGTTCGGGAAGTGTTGCTTCTAAACGAGCTGAAGGGGTGCAAGAAAGCCACCGTTTAGAGCCAGAAGCAGATAAGAGGGCATGTGCAGTCAAGTTATTCTTTCAATTCAAGTTATTGAGGTTTCCATTATACTTACTAATACGCAAAAAAGCCACCTCTTGGGTGGCTTTTTAGTAAAAATTAAAAAAATATATTTTTAGGCTTTTAGGGCGGCAATCAATTCTGCAATTTCTTTATTGAAATCCACCTTGGTTTCCACTTTAGCATCTAATTTCACATCGCGGGATTCTTTGTAGGTGTCTTGAAATTGACCACGAACTGCTACTTCTACCATACGGGTATTGAAGTTTTTATTTTCAGCATTAGCAAGCATTAGACGCTCCCAATGAGCTTGACTATGTACCAAAGCCATATCAAGAGCTTCAGCAAACTCTGGATGGTTCTTTTTCATTGTTTCGGCAGCTGCTTTGGTGATACCTAAATCAGACCATATCATCTTTTGAGATGCACCTTGCTTACCTAGCTCGATCATACGATCGCACATTTGGGGTTCAAATTTGTATTTTGTTTGGGGTTTTTTAGCTGCCACACTTCCACCTTTTTAGTGATGCTGCCTTGCGTGTTGGTTTGCCGTTCTCGTCCTTCATCGGGCCTTTTACGCCAGACATACGAGCACAAAATGAATCTTTACGTGCACCGCCTTCAGGCTGTGGTGCTTTTAAATTGCTGCCAGTAGCTTTGTTATAAACAGCACGACCTTTGGCGGTAAGCCCAGCGCCCTTAGACGCAGGCAGCTTTTCACCGCGGCCAATTGCAAGCGATACATTTTTCTTAGTTGCCATTATTTTTTAGCGGTCTTTGCAGACTCTTTAAATTGTTTTGCTGTTGGAGCGCCTTTGGCGCCCGGTCTGCGCATTTTCTCGTTGGAGCCAGCTTTGATGCGCTCTTGTTTAGCGTGGATGTTTGCGTACAAACCGGGTTTAGTTGCCATATATTCCTTAAAACAGTTTAGGGGTGACCAATGGGATTTGAACCCATTCTAAGACAGTCACAATGTCTGGTGCTACCATTACACTATGGCCACGCCTAAGCTGTCTTGCTTAGCGTAGTTACGATGTCGAAAGGTAGTTTTTTGGTTCATTGTGAAGTTAAAATATTACTGAAACGCCAGCTAATTTCTTAGCCACGTTAGCCAGTTCTTTTGTTGTCTGACCGCTGATAAAGGTATTGATTTCAATAGCCTTATCAATGATCTCTTCAGTTGTTGGGAACTGAGGAGCCAATTCTGCAGCCTCTTTAGTTGTTTTGTTTAACACTTCCCACGCCGCCATGTTGGCTTCGTGCTGCTTGATCATCAAGTCTTTAGCTGTGTTAAAAATAGAAAAGCGTAATTCAAATGGTGAAACCATGGTAAATCTCCTGTGTGTTGTGGTGTGTGTAAATGCCCGCATTTTGGTACAAAATCCTCACTGTCTTGGGTGTTGTGAGAATGCCAGTGTTCTATGAAGGCGCGCTGGCAGCCTTTGGCCTTCTTTACGGCCAGAGTGGGGTTAAGGAGCGTCTCACGACGTGTCCTATATTTACTAATACGCTTTTTTGAAGCCTTCCGCCCTAGTCCGGAATAATGATCTTGCGGACCGGCTTTTCCTTTTTCTTTTGCTCTTCTTCCATCATCTTTCTGAAGGTTGGCATCATCTCATTGACAATCAGCTTGGTCATTGCCTCTGCCTTGAGCCGGTCTTCCATCTCTTTTTCTTCGCTGTTTCGCTTAGTTCTCTCATCCACCGCGTTTGCAATGTTGTTGCCAAACTTGCGGTGCTTTAAGAACTGGCGGATGAAATTTTCATCACTCATCTTTTGTTTCCAGTAATGCCTTGAACTGGGGCTCACCTTGCTGCTGGATTAGCGCAATCAATCCGGCTGATGCAACGTATGGTGCCTGCCCAAGGATGTGCAGGATTGCATTGGTTTGTTTTACTGTGAATTTAAATTCAAGGATCTCGTTTTCCAACGGGTCTGATTGTTGTACTTGTTCTGTCATTTTTTACCTTTCTTTTTAATTGGGAACATTGCCTCTCTTGCTGCTAACTTAACTGGGTCTGTGCAATATTGATCTAATTCCATTTTGCGGTAGTACGTATCCATTAGCTTTTCCATTCGCATGTCGTGAAGTGCCTTGATACCAAGTAGTGCTGTGGCCACTTCATCTTCTGTCATTGGTCTGGGCGCGTCACCATGGTGCTTGTACAGCAGATCAATGTCTTCGCTGGTTTGCCACGCCACCATGATGGCTGATTCTAAGTCTATTTGGTTATTCATTTCATCCTCTTCTTAGCTTTTTTAAGTTCTGTTGCAAAGTCTGCGCTAAACCATTTACCTACGATTTCAAGGGCCGGCATCATTTCTTGATACGCCGCCACATCATCTTCGTGATTGACGGCACCACTTTTTAGCATTTGCTTCATGCTAACATAAGAATCTGCCAGCACATTTACCACAATCTGGTCCGCAAAATCATCATCAATTTCTACAATCATTTTCCACACTCCTCTATTTTTGTTCGTTTTGTAATTTCGCGGTCAATATACCAACGCGCCTTGCGTAGGTCTTCAACTGCGTCTCGTTTTAAATCACAGCGCCAAATATATTTAAGCGCATTGCCAAGGTTAAATCCCATGTGCTCAGTGATTTGAATACATTCTATTCCGCTTGGATGCTCGGTGTAATGTTTAGGCTGGTTGACTGGATCGTGCATGCTTTTTCCTTAATTCATTTTCAACAGCGGCAATCTCTTCAGGGCTGTCGCAAACCCACATAGTCAATATCTTATCAAACAAAGAGGTATCAATGTCTTCTACACCAGAGATGGTTTCAAATATCGGATAGCCTTTGTACTCATGCTCAACAATAAATGTGCTCATAAACCAAGTTCCTTTTTAATAAATTCAACACCTTTTTCAAAATGATACCGCCAATACTTTTCTGTTACTTTTAAATCTTTATATGTAAGCCCTTCTAAAAAACCATGAATAATTTCACGTTGTTTTTCGGGCATACGTTCATAAACCAAACGTCGTATATCTAAAATATCTTCAGGGCGCCATGGAAGAAATGGGTCAATTACATCCACGGGAATACCATCCATATCATCTTGCTCAATTGGATCTAACTCTTCATCGGATAAACGTGGGGTTGCAGCCTTGATTATACTTGTTTTTTTCATAGTCATACTAATACGCAATTTAGGTCATTTAAAAGTGCTTCTTGCAAATTTATTTTGCCTTCCAATACTTTTATAACGCGCTCGTCAATACTGTCAGACACGGTCAGGTGATGAATGATAACCGGTTTTTCTTGCCCTTGGCGGTAGATCCGAGCATTCGCCTGGATGTAGTTCTCTGAGCTCCATGGTAGATCGAACCAGACCGTCTGTGCTGTGTCTCCAACGTTGCACTGTAGATTGAGCCCGATACCTCCGGATTGCGGGTGGGCAAGCAGCATACGAATCTTGCCACCACGCCACGCTTCAATGTTGTCATCGTCCAGCACCACCGCTTCTGGGAACTGAAGACGTATTCGCTGGAGCGAATGCTTGAAATGATAGAAGACAAGTGTGGGGCTGGAAGATTCTTCCATGATCGACTCAAGGTATTCCAGTTTAGCGCGGTGTACTTCTTGGACATCTCCTTCTTCAGTATAGACCGCTCCCGATGTAAATTGGAGCATCTTGTTCGCCAGTGCCGCTGCTGTTGGAGCTGTGATTTTTTCTTTCTTGATGTCAACGACCATGTCTTTTCTAAGTTCGTCATATTTACTCCTTACGTTTTTGTCTATCTGAATAGGGTGGTACAGCTTGGTGCACTCTGGTAATTGCAAATATTCTTCTGCCTTGAGTGAGAAGCAAATGTCCTCAATTTTGCCTTGGATCTGCTTATCGGCGCCCGGCTTTAGTTTCCAACTATACACGACGCGGGTGTGGCGGTTCATCTGATCTGGCACCATGTACTTATCCCTAAACTTGGTAAGGCTAGTCTCTAAACGTTGCCCTAAGTCCAATATACCCACCTGGGACCAGAGATCAGACATGCCCTGAGGGGTAGGTGTGCCAGTGAGGATAACGCGGCGCTTAAAGCCCTTTAAATGCTTTTTGAGTGCCTTAAAACGCTTGGTGCTAGGATCCTTAAACCGGCTGCTCTCATCAATTACTAAGTTAGTGAACACTAACATATCTGCGGCGTCTGTAAGCCAAACTACGTTTTCAAGATTTATCAAATAAACATCGGCTTTGGTTTTCAGTGCGGCTTCTCGCTGGGCTGGTGTGCCCATGATTTTGACAACTTTTAACTGGCTCAAATGCTCCCACTTCTTGACTTCTGTATCCCAGACTGTCTCTGCTACTCGTTTGGGGGCTATGATCAATGTCTTGCCATCGAACTGTTCGGCTATGATTGTAAGTGTGGTTGTAGTCTTGCCAAGGCCTGGGGGTAGAAAGAGCCCAAGGTTTGGAATGGTCGTAGCTTTCTTGATTAGTTCTTTTTGATACGGGTGTAGCTGGTTTCTTTTGAGCATCTTTATCATTCATGTTTGTTACTCTTGTCACGGTTTTGTTTTTTGGTTAGGAGTTGTAAGTTCCAAGGCACATGCAAACCTGATACATTTTTACCATTAAGTGGAATGATGTGGTCAACTTCCCACAACTGTCCTGTAAATTGTTGCAAAATTTTTGCACGTTTGTACCATATTTTAATTTCCTCAACAAAAACATTTTTAATCCATTTGGGTTTTCTTTGATTACGTTTGGCTCTTACCTTTGCTGCAATTGCGTTCATGTTACCACGATTATCAGCTTGCCAATTTCTGATACGCTGGTTTTCTTTTTCATATTTAAAAGGACAACGCCAAAATTCAACAAAGTATTTGTCTTTTTTGTTTTTAAGATTGCCGTAACCCCAAAACCGAAAACCGTCATCACGATAATCACCTTTTTTAAAAGGCTGTCCGGTGTCAGGATTTAAGCGCCGCATTAACAAATTCCTCAACGTCTTCTTTTGATCTAAGAACATGAACAGGAAACCCCTGCTCACCCAGCTCGTCGAACACGAGCACTTGTCTTGGACTTAGTACCCCCGTTGCTGTTTTTAGTTCTACGAGGTACACTTTTTGGTTCAGAAACACTATCCGGTCCGGCACTCCCGTTATTGAGCTCAGCCATTTGAAGGAGAGCCCCGAGGACTTTTTCACTAGTTTCGTTAGATGCTGTTCTATTGCGCTTTCTAGAATTTGCACGTTTTTCATCCTCCGTTGCATAAATTGAAAATACTTGTTTAAAAATGTGTTCGCCTAAGTAGGAGCGTGACTCATCACCAATTTTAGATTCATCTTCGCCAATGTACTCAAAGACGTGAGTTGTTGTGTGGGATACCTCATGGTAGATAATACCCATGCGCTCTAACGCATCTAGTTTTGCCATGTCTTCGTAGTTAAACACGATAGCCATCATGGCAAACTGTGTGCCTTCTTGTTGGATGTAATGCGACTCAGCTAACCCAAG